CCTCAAGGAGAGTAATCTTCCCTTGAGCAACTGTCCAAACAAGAGTATTCTGTGGAAGACGTAATTCAATATCAAAAATATCATTTGTTCTTAGTTGTGCAGTTTGTGCTGCAGTTAAATTAACCTTAAATTCACCATCAGCATCTTCTAAGTCTTGCTCTGGAGTAAGTGTAAAAATTAGTGTTGCAGTATCTGTAATTACCTGAGGGTCAACTGGATTTGTTGGTCTTTTAAATTCTGCCTCAATATCCCAATCAGGAATATTTATTGGTTGTCTTGCATCATCTGTTAGATAAACCCTAAAAGATGCTGTATCACCTTTTACTATTGTCCAGTTAATAAATGGTGGCGCTTCGCCAATATCATATTGTCCAGAACTACTACCTCTAAGTGTTGCCATTATGCTAAACCTGCTTTCAGTGATCCCCATGTGCCATTACCCTTAGGTTGGCCAACTATTAATATTCCTGTTGATGCATTTTTCTTTGTAACTACCGCCACTGCTCCAGACCCCGTTGCTGGTTTGGTAGCAGTGAGGCCTCCACCAGTTGCAACATACAAAACATTTCCTGCTTCATAGGCATTTGTATTAATAGAATCTAGGGTTCCAGAAATAACAATTAACCCTGATGCACCATTTGCAATTGCTGCTTTAGCCAAACCAAGAACTGGGAATGTAGCAAAAGTTTCAGCAACAGATTTTGATACTGTTGGTTTTGTTGTATGACCTGTTATATAAACAGGGTCACCCTTTGCAATAGATCCACCGCTAGTGTTAATAACATCTACTGTTTGAGCACCAACTGATAATAAAACTAGTTCTGTTTGTTCTGCTAATGCTTGCATATCCTGATGCACATTTACTTGGTCTGCAACCAAGGGATAGGGAAGATTATATATAGGTGTTGAACCAGTAGCCATAGTATTTACCATTATACCACTTCATAAAATTAATTTTAATAAAATTTAAAAAAAATGTTAAAAGTTTGACTTTGCTGGCAAAAACATGTTATACTTGGTTTATGCTACCAACAGGTAGCAATTGTACTCTAGGAGGTATTTTTTATGAGAAGAGACAAAATGGCTTGGATTGGAATCCTATCTTTAGTTGGGGTTATCTCACCTGTGAGTAATGCTGCTAATGCCGAAACTACTAAAAACAATTTACTAATAAAACAGGCTCAAAGCCTTACCGCCACCCCCAAGGTGGCTTTTGTTGTTTCTAAAGCAAAAATGTTAGAAAAGTATGAGAATAAAACGCATCTTACAGATAGAGAACTAAAAGAACTTCTTAGTCTAGTTGGTTTTAAGGGCAAGGATCTAGTTGTTGCTTGGGCGGTTGCTAAGAAAGAATCCAATGGGCGACCATTGGCTTTTAACGGCAATCATAAGACTGGTGATTCATCTTATGGAATGTTCCAAATTAATATGATTGATCAACTGGGGCCAGACCGTAGAGAAAAATTTGATCTTGAGTCTAATGCTGAGTTGTTTAATCCCGTGAAAAATGCTGAGATTGCTCACTACATGTCCCAAGGTGGAGATGACTGGTCTTCTTGGAAGGGCATTACTCCAAGAACTAAGTTCTGGATGAGCAAGTTTCCAAAATAATATATCAATATATAGTGTGATTTATATGGCTTAATTCCATATGATTAATGTTCATATGCTTTGGAAGAGAGGCTACCCATTTTATTGATTCAGCCATATCTTCTGCAGTTAAAGCGTTTTCTTTTTTATTAGCCTGGGTATCAATTGTGCCTGGACAAATTTCTGTTATTTTAATACCATATTGAGGAAACTCTATTCTCATTGTATCAACAAGAGCCATCATTCCTCTTTTAGCATTTGTATAATTTCCTCCCCCATAATATGGAATTTTTCCACCAATGGATGTAATAAAAATTATTGTAGGGGATTCTGCTTGTTTCATACATGGAACAAAAAGTTGGGACAAATACATAGGCCCAGAAACATTAATATTATAAGCAGTAATAAAATTTTCAGGGGTTTCATTAATAATTTGAGTAGGATCTGCCCCACCGCCAGCATTGTTAACTAAAAGATCTAAAGAAATGTCTTTATATTTGTTAAAGAATTGTTTGATTTCATGAGGTTTTGTAATGTCTAGCCTATATGTCTCAACATTGTCAGAGATCAGTTCAGAGAGTCTTGATAGGTCTCTAGAGACTGCTATAACTCTATAGCCAGAACTGGACAGGAGTTTGACTGTAGCATATCCAACGCCCTTGCTAGCCCCCGTAACAATTGCTGTTTTCATTAATAGGTTTCTGTATTTTTATTAAAACTTAAATCATTATGTATCCAGTGCCCAGGAACCATATACTTAAAACCAGTCTTAACAAGGTGTGCTGTATGATGATATGGCGCTGATGATGGGAATATAATAATGCTGCCTGCTTTAGGTTTAACAGCAAAGTCTATACCATCTCCTTTTAATGCTTTTTCATAATCTGCATGAGGAGTAAGTCTTTTTTTATTTAAAATACCATCATAGTCTGACAAAGTAAAAGATATTTCCCCACCTTCAAAATCATCATTTAAATACATTACCAGTGAATATCTTAATGTTTTATCTCCATCAAGTTGATCAAAGTGAGCACCCATAGATGAACCAACATGGTATTTTTTAATATTAAATGTTGGAAAAAGGTTTGGATCATCAAAATCTCCCAAGGATGTAGCATAATCTTTACATACATCATAAAAAGATTCTTGAACTGTGTTATAAATAAAAGCCATTTTAGTTTTAAATGGCTCTTCCATTGTTTCAATTTGATTTATATCAAAACTCTTAGTAGATCCATAGATAAAACTTTTGTCATTTGAAGAAGTCCAATTTTTCCAAGAAGAGTCTCCGCTAATTGCTTCAAACATGTCTAACTCATCAATGGTTTGCATTAACTTATCAAAATCTTTTACGCCATCTTCATAATAATAAACTTTTTCTTCTAAAATTTGTTTTTTCACTTTTATCCTTTTCCTAGTACTTGTTGTCTTTATAGAAATTTTTTGATTTTACAAAACCAACTATAACATATCTTATTGGTCCTGGGCCTACTTTTCTAACCCCATGTTCAAACTCCGCTGTTCCTGGAAAAACAACCAAGGTTCCAGGATTTGGTTTTAGTTCTAAATCCTTGTTAACAAAAAACAATTCTCCATCAGAATAATCATCGTTTAGATACAGGATTGTAGCAACTTTTATTGCTGGATCTGTATGTTGATCTGTATGTGCTTTTAGTTCTACCCCTTCTTGCATTCTTTGAAGAGTTTTTGTTGATGCAAACTGAATGTCTGGGTTTGCAGTTAGTAGTATTTTTTCTAATCTACTGCTTATTTTATCACTTATTGAATGTTTAATGAGGCTAAGATTTTTATCTTGCCATCCTTGTGTAATTTCAAACTTTCCTTCTGCAACAAGATTATCAACATCATCTCTGCCAAATTTTTCAATGCAGAATCTTTTTAGGTTGGTTGTATATTCTATTAACCAATCCTCTTCTGGGGTTGAGTTAATAATATTAGTCAAAGTTAATAACTCTTCTTTAGAAATAAAATCACTTACGACTAAAACATTGTCTATGATTTCTTCTACACTAAAATTATTATCTTCAAGAACTTGTTTAATTTCTTTTATCATTTTTTATCTTTTTCTATTTTATATTTATTACCCATTTTGTCAAGTTTATATCCTTGCTTTAATAGTTCTTGCCATTGTTCTTTTTCAATTTTTTGTTTATCTCTAGTTTTTTGCATTTCTTCTTTCCATTGGTCTCTCAATTCTTCTGGATAATCGGACTCTTCTCTGTCATCCCAAAAAGATCCTATTGTGTATCTAATACCTTTAGTTATAAGGCTTACTTCATGCATATTATTAAATCCCCCATCAAACACAGCAAGCATTCCTACCTGTGGTTTAATTTCTATATCTTGTTTTGGAAATTTAAGAAGTCCACCATCAAACTCATCATTTAAATATAAAAATCCAGCGTATCTGCTTCTTGTGAATGCTCCAGAATTGCCATGTTCGTCTGTATTATCTGAATGAAGTCTTGCAAAGGCTCCTGGCTCCCATTTTTGAGTATGATATCCAATTTTAGAAATTGTTTTTGGATCAAGATCATGAACTGATGCAATTGCTTCTGGCATTTTATTTTCAATATCTGAAAATATAGTTGGAGATAGCCCAGCATCAACTACTTCTTGAGCATTGTCTAGTGGTAATACAGAAGAATAAGATTCATAAAAAGAAATGGGCATCCAAGACATTACTCCTTTGCTTGCTTGAGCATCTAGTGCCTTGATCATTTTAGCACAGGTTTCGTTATCAATAAAATTTTCATAAACAACTATATCTTTTGTTATTCTTTTTTTATTATTTAAATTCATTGTATTCTTATTCCTCCCTCGATAACATCTCGCTGCGGATGCTTTTTTCTATATTCCTCTTCAAGTAATGCTTGCTGTTTGGCCCATTCTTCTTTTCCAAATTTTTTTTCATTTTCAAGCCATTCATCTGTACCATCATACCATTTTTGCCAATACATTCTTGAAAAATATTTATTAGTTCCATAAGATGGCTTTACTGAGTGTAGGTACACATTGCCTTCTTTAGTCAAAATTTCTGGATGCCCTGAAGGAAATACCAAAAAATCTCCTGCTTTTGGCTTATATTTAAATAGTTCTTTTCCTATGGCAAAATCAATTTCTCCTCCAGCATAATCATCATTAAAATAAGCAAGTGCAGTTACAGCAAATTTATATTCTGGCTTGTCTGATCTTTCTCTAACATAATCGCTATGATATCGCATTCCACCAACAAGTTCAGTGTTTATGTCATATCTGCATATTGAAGGCCCAGCAATAGCCCATTTATCTTTAGATACACCTGCTTTGTCTATGCATTTTTCTTGATCGTATATATTAAGATTAAATCTATCTGAATAATCTTTTGTCACTAATTCAAAGTTTTGAAGTAGTTCAATTAAAAAATTTTTTTGTTCTTGTTTTATTTTTGTTTCTGCAACAAGATTTAAAGCCTCATCAGTTGTTATATTATAAAAATTTTTAACAGGTGGGCTTAAATATTTTCCAAAAGAAGACCACTGTGACCATTTTTCAAAAAGCCTGTCATCGCTATCCTCTACAGAATTTTTTAAAATAGAATAGGTTTTATTTATATCTTTAAATGTATTTTTATAAACAATAATTTTAGGGTAAATTTCTTCTGATATAAGAGTATTAGACATTTTAGTTTTCCTTATCTAAAATAATTCTATAATACTTAGCATTAGGATCTGGCTGTTTAATTCCTGTATGCTCTAAAATCTTCCAAAAAAATGGGCAAGTATATCTAATTCCATTTTTAATTTCAGTTACTCCATGAACATAGTTCATATCTCCTGGGAAAAAATATGCAGCGCCCCTTTTAGGTTTGAATTGAATATCTTGCAAAGGAAAATATAACTCTCCACCTTCATAATCATCATTTAAATAAAATAAACTTGCAATATCATAATATGGAAAATCATTAGGAGTGCCAGCATCAGCACCTTCATGTAGTTCTTTGTCAGCATGTGGATTTTGAAATTGGCCAGGAAGCCATCTAACAATTGTTTCTCCTGTAGGAGAAATGCTAACATCAAAAAACTTTTCAATAATAGGCTTTAGCCTTTTGTACAAACCTCTAATAACCAGGCTAATTTCAGGATTATTTTTATTTAAAGAATCAGTTGTTGCTACTCTATCTTTCCAGTATTCGGAGTCATACGTTACTGTTCCATTTTCGTTCATGTGGCTTTCTGTTATGTCCCAAATTGTAATATTTTTAGCAGCATTTTCTAAAAAGTTTATTTCATCTTCAGTCATAAAGTTTTCAATTTCAACAATATTTTCTTTTCCAAAACCAAAAAATCCTGATGGGGTTGCCGAAGATGTTCTTTTGACTATTTTTACATTTTCTGTAGACATATTACTATTTTATCACTTTCTTTGGTCTTTTACTATAAAGTTTAAAACTTTTGCTTCATGACTTCCTATTTTTTCATTTTTTTCATTGATAGCATTTCTATAAAAATCTGCCCATTTTCCAGATTTGCTTATTTCAGAAGAGGCTTCTCCATAAGACTGAATAGCATTTCTTCTTTTATGGTCTGGATCACTGTAGTCAATAAGTTCTATAGTAGAATTATTCATCATTGTTAACGATAGGGGAATTAATGTTGCAACTGGATCCCCTGCTTTAATTGTAATTTCTTTATTTGGAACTTTTGCCCTAATAGCAAGGGGTAGTGGAAAATCAAAGAAAGAAGTGCTTATTACAGAAGACATTGTTTCAAAATCATCATTAAAATAATTTACTGGATTAATTGTAAACATGCTAACATTTTCATCAGTATGAAATGTTAATTCAGTGTAAAAACTAACACTGGCTTGACCTCTACCAGTATAAGAAAAATCTTTTCCTTTTAATACTTCTACAGTCTTGTCTGTAGTATCAACAGTCCCGTTCCAAATAAAACTTATATCTTCAGTAAAAGATATGTTCCATCCAATAGTATTAGCCTGTGTAACTGGAAAACACCTATATGCATGTTTTTCTGCTGTTACGTCAGCCCAATCTCTTTTAATGGACGTTGGAGAAAGAACTACCTTTGATCCTTGGCCTTGCTCTACTTTAATATTAAACATTTTCAATATCCTCTTTATGGTTTCCAACATAGTCATTTAAAATAACTCCAGAATATTTTATTCCAGATAGAACATTTAAAACTGCATGCTCATAAATAAATATAGAAGGAAATAGCAAAATATCTCCAGCACTTGGTTTAATAGTTAAGTCTTGTCTTGGAAAATAAAGTTCTCCGCCTTCATAGTCATCATTTAAAAAGAATATTGCTGAAATAGTGCTAGGATAATATGGACCACTATCTGCATGAAGTTTAAAAAAGTTTCCTGGAAGATATTTGATTAAATGCAAAGATTCTTTATAATCTGTTTTTAAATGCCACTTAGTTCCATAATGATCTAAACAATTATCTAAACTTTTTTCTATGCTATCATGCACATCATAAAGTACTTGGCTAAATGGAATAGATTTTCCTAGATCTTCTTTTTTGTATACCAAAGTAGTGCAATGCCTAACCTGTTCTAATTCTTCTCCATCATTAACTTTGCCTGTGTGCCAAAATATTTCTGGAATACCTGAAGAAAGTTCTAATTCTAAACTATTAACAATTTTTAGACATTCATCTTTTTTTATAGCATTTTTATAAAGATTCATGCCAAACGCTATATTGGTAACAGTAACATTGTTATTAATTAATTCAGTACTTAACCTATTTGAGATTGTTTCCAATCTTGGCAGTTCTTCCCACTTCATTAATTATATCTCCAAGTTCTTTTATTTTGTAACAGTTTAGTGTTGTTCGTGACTGCGATTAGTATAATCTGTCATAATAACTACAGCATATTTTGTTCCTGAAAAAATTTCAAGAGAAGCGTGTTCGTAAACAAAGTTAGATGGACACATAATAATGTCTCCAGCATCTGGTTTGACAGTTAGGCCATGTCTTGTAAACTGAATTTCTCCGCCTTCATAATTGTCATTAAGATATGCCACCGCTGAAATTGTACAATTGTAATATGGTCCATGATCAGCATGAACTTTAAAGTACTCTCCTGGCATATATTTTACAAAATTAAATGCTTCTTTGTAGTTCATCTTTAAATTCCACTTGCTTTCATAATGATTTAAGCAAGCATCAAGGCTTCTATCTACGCTCTCATGTATATCGTAAAGTCCTTGATTAAAAGGAATGTGTACACCCAAATTTTCTTTTTTATACTTTAAGTCAAAACAATTTCTAACTTCAAGAACTTCTTCTTTTCCATTAACATGTGATCCATGCCAAAAAATTTCTGGAATACCTAAAGAAGTTTCATGCTCTAGGGTATTAATAATTTTTAAACACTCATCTTTTTTAATAGCATTCTTGTAAAGATTAATGCCATAATCTAGATTAATAACAGTAATGTCATTTTGAATTAATTCGTCTTGCAGTCTTTTTGTAGTTGTTTCTTCTCTTGGAAGTTGTGTCCAATTCATTATTCATATCTCCTTGGTTCCCATATTTTATTTTTATATATTCCGCCATCTGGAACACGATAAAAAGAAGCGTTGTCTATATTTTTTTTATGCATAGTTAACCCATCTTCAATCTTTATTTCAGACTCCCAGTCTTCTCTCTTAAATGGTAAAAGTTGTGCAAAAGGAGTTTCTGCTGGAATAATCCCTTCAAAACCTTTAATTAAGAAAAACGGCATTGATCCTAGGAGTTTTACCTTATCGTTATCAATTATACCAGAGGTTGTTAAAAATGGTAATTCAAAACGATTAAATGGTTGAGAGTAAAGGACACTGTAGCCTTTTGGTGTTTCTACTCCCCAGTCAGGAAACCAAGCAAAGTGATTTTCATAATATCCTTTTGGATGCTCAAATTGAGGCATTGATCCTCTTGGACTACAAAAATCTTTATATTTTTCATCTTTAACTATAGCAGAAACAGTATTTTCATCTTGCATCCGAAACTCAATATCGCAAGGAGTTTTTAGTATGTATCCTGTTCCCATTACATCAAGTAATGCTGGGCAAGATTTCCATGTAGGTATCTTACCTCCGTCTGGACCAATCCAAAAATCACCTTCTGGCTTTTTGTAAAACCTGTCTGCTTTTCTATACCATTCTGGGATAGACTTAATAGTTGGAGTAGGAACAGACTTGCTTTCTTTAGTTAGCCAAGGCCTATTAGAAACAAAAGAAATTATTTTTTTCATGAACCTGTTTCTTGATAAAATTCTGGCCTATGGTATTTATCGCTATAGTCAAGCATTGTAACAAGAGAATACTTTGTACCATCTTCTACTGGCATTGCTCTATGTGGATACATATAGTTTGATGGGAATATTACTACATCCCCTGCTTTTGGTGTATACATAACGTCTTGTTGACTAAAATGTAATCCTCCACCTTGGTAATCATCGTTTAAATAAGCAACCAAGGATACAGTGCAGTTATAAGAAAACCCATGATCATGATGATATTGGAAGTGTTGTCCCTTTTCATATCTAATAAAGTTAAAGGCTTCCCAATATCTTAATTCGTAAATATTAAAAACTCCACAATAGTGCTCTACAGCAAGTTTTTGTTTTTCATAGCAATCATCCCAAACTTTGCCCAATTCAAGAGATTCTTTTGATCCATCATTATTAAGTTCAGTTCTTTTGTATTTAAAATCTACACAGTCTCTGTATTCTGGCATCAATTGCTGATATCCTACGTATGCAGGTTGCCATTGATATGCAGGATTATCTTTTAGAGAGGCTTCTATTCTTTCTGGAATGTTCAGTTCTCTTGGAAGAACATTGCTATAAACATATATTCCATTTCCTAGATCTTTAAAGGTTATTCCACTTTGTTCTAACATGTTCATGCTTATCTCCTATATTCTACTTTTAGACTCTTTGATTGATTCTGAAGACACTTTAATAAAGGTACATTCTTTTTTAAAAGTTTCTATATTTTCAGATCCACAATATGATAAAGCACTTTTTAAACTATCTGATATTGCTAATAATTGTTTTCTAACTGGACCCTTATCTGCAATGTAAGCAGACACTCCTTCTACATGGTGAACATCTGTATCTTCTAATGTATAATCAATTTGGCTTAGTTTAATACTTTCAGAGGCTAAGCCACGAAATAAAATTTTTCCATTTTCTTGTTTTTCGCATTCTGAGTATCCTGCAAACATATTGCCCATCATTACAGCACTAGATCCAGCAGCAATTGCTTTTACAATGTCTCCGCTTTCTCTAATTCCTCCGTCTAAAATTATTCCATTAATAATATTATTTTTTACATTTTTGTATATATCCATAACAGATCCTAAAACTGGAACTCCAAAACCAGTTACCACTCTAGTTGTACAGGCTGCTCCAGCACCAATTCCAACTCTAACAGAATCTGCTCCTGCATCCATCAAATTTTTATATGCCTCATAGGAAGAAACATTTCCAGACATAATATGAATATTGTTTGGTATTTGCGATCTTAATTTTTTTATACCATCAACAACTTTTTGCAAATGTGCAAAAGCCGTATCAACTAACAAAACCTTTATTCCATACGATAGGATAGTATCTACAAATACAGCATCTTCTGCTTCTTTAAGGTTTATTACAAAACCAACCCTATTTGATTTTTTTATATCTTTTGGCAATGCTTTAAACTGTTCAAACCGTTTTGTCTCATCTTGTTGCCTATGAATAAAGGCCATTCCCCCATGACTAATAATTTTTTCTATCATTGGATTACTATTAATGAACTCCATTGGCGCTGTCATAATTGGCATATCTAAATCTAACCATCCCTCTGGATTATTTGGATTGCCAAACCTTGTTCTTATAGAAATATCTTCTCTTGTTTCAACAGAAGAGTGTCTTGGAACAAGTAAAATGTCATCAAAACATAATGACGTAGTGTTTAAATCTTCGTTCACAAGCCTCTCATTTCTCTAATATTTCTATTGCTACTGCGTTTTCACTATATGCAATATAATTATACTTTACTGAGTTTAATAAAGCAAATTCTTGAAATGCTTTATACTCGTGATTTCTCCAGTTTGGGTAGCCAAAATATTCATCAAATATAATTATTGACCCAGACTTTATAAAATTAGATATAGACTTTAACACATAAGATGTTGGAGCATATATATCTGAGTCCATATGGATTAGATCTATACCGTTTTCTATTTTAGCATCTTTGATAAAATTTGGCACTGTGTTTTCATATAAACCATTATAAATAATAACATTTTTATTTACTGCTGGCTGTACTCCATTTAAGCCAAAAGCACCTTTAGATAAATTAAACCAATTTTCTTCAAGTCCTAAAAAAGAATCAAATCCATACAAAGATGCATTAGGAAGTTCTTTTGCAAAGAAGTTGATTGAATCTCCTTGCCAAACTCCAAACTCTGCTACTATAACATTATTTTTATTTTTTATTAAATTGCAACAATGCTTTCTTAAATCTTCTCTTTTTAAAAACATCATTGCATTATTCATTTTTTCAATAGCATAGTTAGCAGAGTCTAGAGCAGCATGCTCCAAGACTTTATAAATTACTCCAGGGAAATTGCTTATTCCAAATTGCCCTGCAGCATTTGTTTGGTCTATTTGCATTTAAATATTTTAATTAGTCTTTAAGAGATTTCCAAGGATTTGGCGGAGTTTTTAGACTAGACTCAAGGAACCAAGTCCATTCCTGATGATTTGCCAAAATCTCTGATAATGATTGAACTAAAGCAAATTCTTTTTCAAGAACTGCTTGATCAATAACTGTTTTTAGTTGTTCAATCATTTTATTATTAATAGGCAAAAGATGAATTGCCATTTCAACACCACAGTATGTATCTGGTTTTACATCCCCAAGTGTTTGATTCTTAGAAAACTCTTCTAAGGTATATGGAGCCTCTCCACCTAAGCGTCTTAGCCATACAGAGACACTAAGAGTGTCTTTGTCTGACTTTGTATAAATATCTTCATATACAATTCTTGACTGTCTCATTAAAACAGACTCTGTATTTAGGAAAAAACCTTTTACAAGATTTGAATATACTACAAGATTTGCTTGTAGCCCTTGTAGCGACTTAATTATTTCTTTCATTTTCCACCCCTTTTTTATATTTTATATTACGAAAAGATCTTCAAAAACAACATCTTCTTCTATTGATAAAAATGTTTTTAATTTTGAAGTAATCTCTGGATCTGTAGCACTAACTTGCAAGAAATTTTCTTTTCCTTCAAAAAAGCCAGTAACAGCAGAATCATGAGAATTATAAATATTAGTTAGTTCTTCTTCTGTTAAATCTTCCATTTTTGTTTTTCCAGTTTCTGCATAAATATTACAGAATAACTCTTCAAAAATAAATGGTGTTTCATGATCATAGTGTAATTGTGCATTTTTTGAAGACTCTAGCCAAGATTCTAAATCTTTTTTAACATATATAAACTTGGTAGTTGGATCAGAGTTGTATGCAGCCACATATGAAAAACAATAAGGCATATCTACAAGGGCATCAAAAGTAAGGTATTGTTCAGCAAGGTATGTATTAGCACCCTCTAAAGATTCTGGATAAACGTTTATAGCCAAAGAATCATAATCATAAAAATATTTTGTTGTTATTCCAGCATCAGACAAAAAGGAAGAAAGGCCTTTTCCTGCACTTAGATTTAAGCCTACTGATAAGATTTTCATGATTCTATTATATCACGGTTTTCTTCTTGCTTGCTATCTTCACTTCTATCTTGATTTGGGCCAACATGGTCGGCGCAGCCACACATCCAACACATCTAGTCTCCCCATATTGCTGCAGAGCACTTTCTGCACATTGTAGAGTATGATTCTAAAACCATCTCTTGTCTTTCTTTGCTATTCCAAATATCTTTTAAAGATGTATTATTTATATTTCCATAAATAGTATTAAAATCAAAATCTGCACAACAGATAAATAGATCTCCATTTGGATTAATATGTATCCATTCATTAGTGCGACTTCTTACATCAATACCACCATTACAACCAATAACCTTGCTTCCTTTTGATTTTAAATATTTTTCAATTGATGGTGCTTGATCAATAATTTTAAAATCAGCAAGATGCCCTGCTCTATCGTACAAATGATAAGACTCGTAAATTCTTAATCCTGGAAATATTTTTGAAAATTTTTTAATGTCATTAGCCAGTGTTCCATTTTCATTGTCTAAGTCTATCTTTGGTGCATTTTCTAAAAGATCTAGCCAACCACCATTTTTTAATAATGATTTTTCATTCACTCCATTAACCATTAAAACTAAATTGCCTTTTTTTGATAATTCTGAAAGAGTGCTAACTGCGTATGTAACATTGCTAACAACTTTATTAAATAATTTTTCATTCATTTTTACATACTCTGACCATCTTTTTGGTTCTGAGGCTGGTATATTTAATAACATTCCATCTACAACATCTGGGTATTCTAATATAATGTCAACCTTTTGTTTTGTTAGTGCCACCCCATTTGTTAGTATATAAGTTTTAAAATTATATTTTCTATATAGTTTAAGCATTTCTTCAAAATTTTTATAAAGTAAAATTTCATTATAATTTGCAGAATATACTGTTTGAATGTCAGGATCTACAAAATCTCCCATACCTTCTCTAAGTTGAATAAATACATTTTCTAATTCAGACAACTCCATATCCCTAATTGCAGATTTTGGATTTCCTTCATACGAAACTGGGCAAAACCAACATCCAGCATTGCATAGACCATTTACATCTATCTGTATTGCTTTGATTATATGCTTATTCATTTCTTCCCCCAAAATTATTTATATATTATTGCTTGTCCTGTTGGCAATTCTAAAATTTTATCTTGTCCAAAAAAATCTATCATTGCTTTTCTTGCACCTATTGTATTATAAGATCCGTAATCATCACAGATTAGCACTCCGCCATTTACAAGCCTTGGCCAGAAATATTCTATTGATTCTTTAGTTGGCTCATAAAGATCAACATCAATATTAACATAAGAATATTCTAGATCTTCTACTTCTTTAAAAACATTTGGAATCCAACCTTTATGCAAACTAATGTTTGAGTATTTTTTTAATGATTTTTGTGCATATTCTAGTGGAATATCTAACTTTTTTGTTTTGAAATAATCAGTATCAAATTCTCCTGGTTTTGAAACACCTTCCCAAGAGTCAATACCAATAAATTTTTTATTACAAAATTCTGCAACAAAATACATTGACATACCCGCAAATACTCCGCATTCTGCAAAATTACTATTCTTATAAGATTGCTTCTTTGCTAATTGCCTAAGGATATACAGTCTTGACATATAAGCACCTTGAACTGGAGGACTGTCGTATGGCTTGCCTAAAGGATCAAGATGAATTTTAGCAAACTCATCGTTAGTATCTAAGAAAGACTGATCCTCTTCTTGCCTGTTAGTGTATATATCCATTACTAGGCAATTGTCAGATAATTTCCGACTATATACCACTTGAACGGAGTTGTCTTAATATCATAGACATTTGCAGATTCAAATACTTCAATATCTTCTACTGCAATATAAGCAACTTGTCCATTTTCAGAATAAACATTAACTATTAAGTCTCCAACAACAATGTCTCCTGCATTTTTTATAACAATATTGTTATTTTCTTTAACAAACACTGGGTGTGTAGGAGCAAACATAGTTTCTGAATTATTAAACTTAACAAGAGTACTTTCTTCTAATGTAGTTGATAGTACTTCAGTTTTAACAAATGTTACATTGTCCTTAATAGTTGCATCAACAAATGTTACATAATTTGTTAGATCATTAGGATTGACTGTAACTAGTTTATCTCCAACTTTAATATCTTTTGCTGATACGTATCCATTTGAAGTTAAGACTTGTGCATTTTCATGGATACATTTAGACTTAAATGATGGAGGGAAGAATGGGAAGTAAGGAGGGAAAAACGGACCGAACCCTGGGAAGAATGGGAAGTAAGGAGGGAAGAACGGACCGAACCCTGGGAAGAATGGGAAGTAAGGAGGGAAGAACGGTGGGAAAAATGGAGGGGCAACTGGTGTAACAGAGTTAGAGGCAGCAGATTCGTCTGATGTTAAAACACCATTACTAACTTTAACTTTAAAAGTATAAGCAGTTCCATTTGCTAGCCCAGTGACTGAGATTGGAGACGATACTCCTGATCCTGTAAAGTTTCCAGGAGTTGAAGTCATAGTATAGGTATTTGTTCCTGTACCTTTTCCAAGAAAAGCAGGAGCACTAAAGGTAATTGAAGCAGAAGCATTACCACCAGTCGCTGTTCCTATGGTTGGAGCGTTTGGCTTACGACCATCGCCTGATGCAATTATTCCTGTAATCTCGTTCATAAATCACCTCTCACTTATTATACCATTTAATTTTAAGCAATAGTAAAATAGTTTCCTACTATATACCACTTAAATGGGGTAGTTCTAATATCATAAATGTTTCCATCATCTACTAATTCTATAGATTTTACCATAGTATATTTAACATTTTTAGACTTAGGATCAATATCTACTAAATAGTCACCTATAGCAATTTCGCCAGAATTTTTAAAGGTTATTCCTTCTCCATTTTTAATAAATATTGGATGGTTTAAAGAGAACATGTTTTCTGAATTATTAAATTTTATTAATTTGTCTTTACTTGAATCAATAGTCAAAACCTCAGTCTCAACAAAAGATACATTTTCATTTATTTTAGAATTGATAAATGTAACATAGTTTGTTAAGTCAGATGGATTAACAGTCAAAAGTTTATCCCCAACCTTAAGGTCTTTTGCCCTAACGTATCCGTCTTTAGTTAAAACATTTGCATCTTCATGCAAACAACCTTTAATTGCTGGCTTAAAATATGGAGGAAAGAATGGGAAATAAGGGAAGTACGGGAAGAAAGGGAAGTAAGGGAAGAAAGGAGGAAAAAAGGGACCAAATGCTGGAAAATATGGAAAAAATGGTGGAGCAACTGGAGTAACAGAATTTGATGCAGCAGAGGGATCTGATGTAGCAATAGTTGTAGAAGAGGCTGTTCTAGTTCTTGCCACTACTGTAAAAGTATACGCTGTGCCATTTGTTAATCCTGTAACTGTAATTGGACTAGTAGCGCTTTGCCCAGTGTGCCCACCAGGAGAAGATGTAGCAATATAAATATTATTATTTGATGGTTTTCCTAAGTATGTTGGAAGACTAAAAGCAACCGATGCTTGGGCATTTCCAGTTGTAGCGGTTCCAATTATTGGAGCGCTTGGTTTTCTTCCACCACTTGAACCCGTTACCCCCTGAATTGGCATTTTAAATAAGGTCCCCAGAAAGTGCCCAAGAGTTAGTTCCTAATTTTAATAAGGTGGCTACGGAACCTACGGCACGTAAACCATTTCCTGGACTTGAATATGATGTAATTCCAACAGTAAAAGAAACTGAGACTCCAGTAGTTAGTGCTACTAAGTGTATCTGTGCACCTATAGGAAAAGCAACTGAAGAATTAAGAGGAACTGTAAAAGCAAAAGCACCGTTCATTTGTATTAAAGTGTTTTGATCTGCAAGAGCAAGTGTATATGCTGCTGTTTTTGCAGTTTCGTTTACAGTAAAAGATGGAACACTTACTGTTGTTGATCCATTACCAGTTTGAAGAACTTTGTTTGTTGTGTCCCAAGATAGTCTTCCATTTGCTGTTGAAGAAGATGTAGACAAAGTTAGTGTTGGAGTGTTTACTGTTGGAGATGTTAATGTTAATCCTGCAATTGTTCCAACTGTAGCGCCAGATGCAATCGAAGTAGATCCAATAGTTGGAGCAGAGTAACTATTATCTGTTGCCCACTCAAGACCTGAGGCTGTTGCTGAGTTAGCCTTTAGGACTGTTCCATTTGCTCCAACAGGTAAAACTGCTAAAGTATCATTTGCTGATGCGCTAAGAAGGTCTCCCTTAGCAGCAAAGTCTGTTTTTAGTATTGCTGCAGACAAATCGACATTTTCAATTTGCTCTTGCAATGAATTAATTGTATAGGCTATTGATGGGTTAATTAGATTATCTGGATTAGTTTCTGAAGTATCAAAAGTATAAGATCCATAATGATATGCTTTAAGTGCAGCCTGAATATCTGCAGCATCAGAAAGACCTGGTATTTTTGTTGGAACTAATGCTCCAATTGATTCTACTGCCATTGATTCACCTCACCAAAATTATACCATAGTTATCAAACTATTGATATAAATAGATGTACTGCAACCGTTTCATTATTTAAAAGAGACCAGTCCTCGTATGGGCCTGAATCTATGTTTGACCTAAACTCTACTGCTGAAAGGTTAATAACTAAATTTGTCCCACCTCCAGTAAGTGGCGGTACTGACATAGATGATGCTAAAGGCTTAGTATAGGCAATACTGTACTGAACATTAAAATTAGCAGCAGTTAAAGGAGTTCCAGTTACTGAAACAATATTTAATATTGGAATAGTAATTGATCCTGCTCCTGCAGTAAAGTTAACATTATGTATTTTAGAATATAGAACGGGGCTAACTTTTAAAACCTGTACCCAAGTGTTTGATCCTGGCTCTGAAACATATTGATAAAGGTATCCGTAGTCTAATCCCTGAGCAGCATTAATATAAAGATCGTTTAGTTTTATCTCTTGCCCTATTTCAACACTATTTGGATCACCAAGGCCAACAAAAACCTTACTGCCTCTTTCTCCTGTAGGACCAATATCAACTAAAACCTCAAGAATTTCTGGAGGTCCTAAAACAGTAATATCGTCATTAGCCAATAAAACATCAGGCATTAATTAGCACCTGTAATATCGTCTGTTACTGTAACTGTTCCAGTAAGCAAGGTTTGAATCTGTGTTCCATTATCAATTTCAACATCATATACATACGAACCTGGAGAAAGAAGTCTTCCGCCTGCTGGGGTAATTGTACAGGTAACAATATCCGTTGTTGCATTTACTATTGCTGTTATTCCTTCGGTATCGGAATATTGAACTCCTGCTGAGCCTCTAACATTGGCAATTGTAAAAATTGCATCATAGCCTGTAAGATCATAAGAAGATCCATCAGATGCATTTTTTGGACGGATCACAAATTGTGCCGTATCACCACGGTAGTAACTAAAATTATAAGTGCTTGGAAAAGCCATAAAAATCCTCCTGCTTTATTATACCATTAA